TTTCAGGTTAAAGTATATGATGCTTATGTAGAAATGTTTAAGCGAGTTGCACTAGGACAAATGGATCCACATAATATGTTTGGATGGAAAGATGACCGTAATTGAGAATAAGATCATTACAAAAAAGAGATTCTCAGAGACTGTTGAAGGACTAGTGAAATCTAAGAGCATGTCTTTCATAGACGCTGTAGTCTATGTGTGCGAGCAAAATGGGATTGATCCTGAGAATGGAAATCGTCTTCTTTCTGACTCAATCAAACAAAAGATTGAAGCTGAAGCAATGAAACTTAATTTGATACCGAGGGGCAATGAGCTACCGTTTGACTGAGAGGCTAACATTGGATCCGTTTGAAAGTTATAAGTTATACCAAGCAATGAAGCTCCACTTCGAGAGTGATAGCTATGATGCGCCAAAGTATAATTTTAAGACGAACGTCAAGCCTCAGGCGTTCTTCAAGCGGAGAGACAAATACTACTTTGCCAAGCTAGCGAAAGAGTATCCGAAACAAGATCAGCTTGTTGAGTACTACGTTTCCCAATTCGCTTTTGGTGTAAAATGGGTTGGCGATATGATTAATGAAGAAGGTGAAGCCAACTATCAACAATGGAAAAAGTTGACCGAAAGTGTCGGTTACGAGTTCCAAAAAGATATAAGTACGTTATGTACAAAGTGCGAAGTGGAACAATTACAATTTGATGACCTCTTGAAGGTCAAAGATAAACAGCTACCACTTGCTGTTACTTTGTACAACCGCGGTGACGTAAGTCTTACAACCATTGTGATACTAAACAAATTAACAGGCTTTTTGCATCATGCAAACAAAGCAATTACGGAGACGATCGTCTGGCCAGATTTGTATCGCAAACTTGTTAAGATGGAACCGTTCATTAAAGCGGACTTAAATAAGTGTAAAAAAACTGTTGTCAATACATTTAATATACTGTAATATATACGAACATACTAATACATACGAGGATAATACATGTCATTTGCTAATCTAAAAAACCGTTCGGCGTCGATCGACGCTCTTGTCAACGCAGCTGAGCAAGCTGGTGGCGGAAATAGTCAGGGTAAGACTCAGTCTTATGTTGATGAACGGATCTGGAAGCCAACTGTCGATAAGGCAGGTAATGGCTACGCCGTCTTACGTTTTCTCCCTGCATCAGAGGGTGAAGACCTCCCATGGGTCCGTTATTGGGACCATGCATTCAAAGGACCTACTGGTCAATGGTTCATCGAGAGCTGCCGTACGTCTTTGAATAACGAAGCTTGCCCTGTCTGTGAGTTAAACTCTAAGTTATGGAACTCAGGTGTTGAGGACGACAAGGCTGTTGTCCGTAACCAGAAGCGCAAGCTCCACTACGTCGCTAACGTATTAGTTGTTAGTGATCCATCTAATCCACAGAATGAAGGTAAGGTCTTCCTGTACAAGTTCGGGAAGAAGATCTTCGATCAGATCATGGATGTGATGCAACCTCAATTCGCAGATGAGGATCCTATCAATCCTTTCGACTTCTGGGAAGGTGCGAACTACAAGTTGAAGATTCGTAACGTTGAAGGATATCGCAACTATGATAAGTCCGAGTTTGAGTCTCAGAGCCAGCTATTCAGTGGTGATGAGGAGCAACTCGAGAAGCTCTACAACTCTCAGTACGCTCTGAAAGAGTTTGTAGATCCTAAGAATTATAAATCATATGATGAGATCAAGGCGAAGCTTGCTCGTGCACTTGGAGAATCAGCTCCTATGACGACAGCAGAACAAATCACACTAGATGAGTCTGTACCCGCCCCGTCATTCAAACAGGAGCCCGAGATTCCATTCGAGCCAAATGCTACTGAAAGTGATAAGCTCTGACATAAGATCATCTATTCTATATCTACTTGCTGTGATCTCAGCTTGTATTTGATTATACAGAGGATGTCTTTCAAACTCCATGTTCTGACTTCCTGGAATAGAATCAAAGACTCTTCTGGCATCAGCTATTCTTTCTGGAGCTACTTCATCAATAAATCTCTGTTCTTCATTAATTTCATTAATCTTTGTTTGAATACGTGTTTGAATTCTTTCAAGTATTCTAGCTTCAGGTGGTTTTTTAGTCGTACGTTGATCAGCTGGTGTAGCATCCTCTGCGTACGTAAATAATCCTACAGCAGCATCATCAAGAGTAGCGTTTCCTGAAGCTAGTGCCTCGGTTGCGTCAGCAGCTGCTTCTTTGTAGCTCTCACTGCTAATAGCTTCAAGAATTCCATCATTCAAGATCTCCATGGCAGTATCAAACCAGTCACCCAGATACTCAACGAAGTTATCTTTTATGTGAATGACATCGTCTTCACTAATCATTCCTGTTACTATACCAAGTGCAGCACCAACAGCTAAGCCAAGAGGACCAAAGAACAAGTATCCAAGAGTTCCCATTACACCAGCTTGCGTCAATGCAGACTGAATATTACCTTCTCCAAATAATAAACGAATTGCTGTATCCAAACCGCCACTTATAATACTTCCAAGATTGTCTAGTGTTAGTTGGTCCTCTAGATTTTCAAATTGCTTATCAATATAGTCTGAAAGGAGCTTGGGAACATCTGCTAGACCGTACTTTCCATCTGTAAAGAATCTCATTAACTCGTTGCCAGTGAATGCCGCGAAAGCTATTCCCAGAAGTCTTTTGAAGAATCCTCCGAGGAGGTCTTTTACTCCACCAAATCCTCTTCCTCCACCATCACCCACATTAGCTGTTTCACCAGCAACGTATCCACCAATCACAGGCTTTGCAAATTCGAATAATTCACCTTCCTCTTGGTTTTGCGATATATCATTAACAGTATTATATAACCCCTGAACATAAAATAGTATAGACTCGAGTATAGATGCTTGCTCTATTTCATCTCTCATACCCTCAAGTCGTTCCTCATACTGAGAACCAGATTCAATATCAGATCTAAGTCCCCCATTGAGGTTCATACTCTCAATTGCATCAACAATAGAAATAGTTGAGTCGATGTTCTCATCTATAATAGTTTCGCGGATCCTCATCAGTGATTCATTAGACGCATCAACCCTATCTATTAGTTCTGCAAATGTTGACATTGTTATTTCTTCCTAGCCTTTAGTCTGTCTGCTTCTTCTTGCAGATGCGTGGTTAAAAGGTGTAAGTAAATTTCTCTCTCCCAAGGTATCATATTATCAAGTTCGGTCAAAGAATATTTGTGGTGTTGGATCAGAGCAAAGTTTGTTTTGTAATGATTTTCCAACGACTCATGAGAGAGACCTACGTAAAAAAACTTTGTAAACCCTCCAGGGTTATTTCGTTATTTTTGTTACACTGCAGCAACAAGTATCAATTGATCAACTGCTGATTTACTTTCGTTGATAATACCCTTCATGTCTGTAAGGGAAGGATACTTTGCAACAAAACCAATCGTAGAGCTTAATTTCACTTTATAATCATATATAGGTGGAGACGATATATGAAACTCTGATAAGTCAAAACCATGTTCGTTCATCGTTTCGCATTGATCACATTTAATCTTTAGCTTGACACCCTCACCTACAGAGCGTGACCGAATAGCAACAAACAATCCCTCAACATCAAAGCTAGCTAGGCTTCTAACATCAATTGTATTGTCAACGAGGCAATCCTGAATTACAGTTAGGATAGATTCAAAGATTTGATCTACATCGCGACTCTCTAGTGCTACTAAAAGCGTCTTCTCCTGCTTTACGGTATAGGGTTTTACTTTTAAGCTCTCACCAGTAGACAAAAGCTTAATTGTATAAACTGGCGTATCAATTTTTGGTAACATAATATTCCTCAGTTATGATAATAATCCTCTCAGGCGAGAAGCAAACCCTGCTGCACCACCTGAGGTCAATCCTTCAACGAAGCCTCCATTATCGTAGTAGTCGTATGCCATCTGCACAGTAACTCTTGATGGAGAATTCTCATTTGTGTTAGATAATTCAACCTGACTTATACCCATTGGATATGCATTTCTTAATGTAATACTCTGAATTGGCGTCGTAATACTTCTACCAGGAATTGCTGTAGACTCACAGAGCATACTGAGATCTCTTGGATCGGAAATAAATGCTCCTAAGGATACATTACCACCACTTAAAGTTGTTTGAGCTATACTTCCAATCGTACCTATAATTTCCTGGCCGGTAGTTGGAATAAACTGACCAAGGATACCTGCTCCTCTATTTGCTGGATGGTTGAAATAAACAACGTATCTGTTGGATCGAGCAACACCACCACGTCGTCCAATCGTTGCTTTTAAATCGTCTATACTAGCGCTGAGTGCCATTAGTACATTCCTCGTGATTGACCCCAGACATAGCCTTTACGTCTTTTACTGAAATCTTCTGTTGGTAAAAATATTGCCGTGGCCCAGTCCTTAGCTTCTACCTTTACAATACGAGACTTTATGTGTTTTGTAAGGTAATGTTTAAAACAAGGTTGGAAGTATTTCATCCTCTGGGCACTTTTCAAAAGATCATAGTTAATGTCAAACTTTGCACGTTCACTCATTATATCATCATCAACAGTCTTTAGAAGTTGATCGAGAAACTTTGCTCTGATCCCAGGTGCAAGATAATGAAGATTCAATCCATAAAATCCACCGGGTGCTGTGTCTACCATGATAGCGAGGGGAAATTTATCATAGTAGGGCAGAACCTCTTTGTGTTTTGGATCATATACAAACATATGCATGTTACCAGGGCCAACACGTCTCACATCTGTAAGACCTGGATC